CGAGTTTCGCTCCAACTTTGCCCAGTCGCTTGATGCTTGGCATCTCGCACAAGACTTTGCCTCTGCTCCGGTGCTCGATGCTACTTTCATCGTCGAAAATCCCCCGGTCGATCGCGTGATAGCGGTTCAGACGGAACCGCATTTCCTTTATGACTCGTTCATCAAAATGAAATGTGCGCGTCCGATGCCTGTTTACTCGGTGCCCGGATTAATCGATCACTTCTAACCTGTTTAAGGAAAGAGGGGAAAGGGGGGAAAGTCTTTTCCCCCCTGCCTTTCAGAAAGGGGTTTAAAATGGGCGGTGAAAACGAAAATGAAGTTGTCGTAACTGCAAAACCTAAGTCTCCTAATCCGATAACGGGTATCATAGGCGAAGCCACCGGCGGATTAGTCTCTTCCGCAATCGGATATCTTCAAGCCAAGCAACAACAAAAATTCCAAGAGCGAATGAGTAATACCGCGCACCAGCGCGAAGTGAGGGATCTTCGAGCGGCTGGGCTCAATCCTATTTTGTCTGCGACAGGCGGAAGCGGAGCCAGTACACCTACGGGCGCCATGTTTACACCGGATAATCCACTCCGGGGGTCGGCGCAGACACTGCTTAACTACGCTCTTGGAAAAAGTCAAATGTCAAAAATGCGAGCTGAGGTTCGTAACCTCGATGCAAATACTAAAACACAAGCCACTCAAGCCGAGCTTAATAGCGCGGCTAAAGCTCGCGAGGTTGCCACCACAAAAGTAGCGGATGCGCAGGTCGGAAACGTAATTGCTCAAACAGCTCGCGAGCTCTCACAATCCCGGTTTAATAGTGCTGGTGCAACTGCCCAGGAGATGAACAACTGGCAGACAGAAAAGCAAAAAGCACTATACAAGGGAAAAGGTGGCGTAGTACTTCCATGGCTCGATAAAATCCTTGATTACTGGAAGTCTGGAAAATAAACCGAACGAAAGGAGGTGACAAAATGCGCCGTTCAAAAATGAGTAAACGTACTTCACGGAAAAGTTTTACTCGAAATGCCGTCAAGGTACATGGCTTTAACCAATATTCTCCGATGCGCGGAGGGTGGAGGTTGTAAAATGCCATGCTATCATCCCATTACGGCTTATCGGGCGCGGACGGGCCGCAATCCAGAAAATGGAAAGTGGCCCGTCGTGTTTAATCCAAAAGAAGGATATCTCGATAAGGAAGTCGTTCTTCCTTGTGGAAAGTGTATCGGCTGCCGTCTTGAAAGGTCAAGACAATGGGCCGTTCGTTGTGTACAAGAAGCAAGTCTTTGGCAAAAGAACTGCTTTATTACATTAACCTACAACGAAGAAAATATTAACAGATGCGAAAAAGGTTCCCTTAACAAACGAGACTTTGTTCTATTTATGAAGAAAGTGAGGAAACAGTATGGTGAAGGAATTAGATTCTTTCATTGCGGCGAATATGGAGAAAAACTACGCCGCCCGCATCATCACGCCTGCTTATTCAATCACGATTTCAGTGATAAAAAACTATACACAATCCGTGACAACGTCAAGCTGTATCGATCTGAACAATTGCGAAAACTGTGGCCCTATGGTTTCTCGACAATTGGAGAAGTTACTTTCGAGAGTGCTGCTTATGTTGCGAGGTATGTTACAAAAAAAATAACGGGGGAAAAGGCGGCTGATCATTACGAGGGCCGCCTTCCCGAGTACATTACAATGTCCCGTAGACCAGGGATTGGTAAACCCTGGTGGGACAAATACAAACAAGACGTTCTCGTACTTGATAGAGTGGTCATAAGAAATAACTTGCAATGTAGACCACCCAGATATTATGATAATCTGTATGACAAAGAAAATCATACTCAACTAGAAAGGATAAAACAAAAACGTATAAAAAAAATCAATCCTAAAGAATGTACTTGGGAGCGTTTACAAACAAAAGAAAAACTAAAACTCAAACAATTCAAACAATTAAAAAGAGGTATTGAAAATGGGATCAATGAAACTCTTCTCAATCAGGGACAACAAAGTATCAATCTACAATCGTCCCTTCTGTGAACCCGACGAAATTTCTGCTGTCCGTTCTCTCTCTTCCGTCGTAAATTTCGAACAAAAATCACAAATCGCACAATTTCCGGGCGATTTCGATCTCTACCATCTCGCAACTGTGGATCTTATTACCGGCGAAACAACGCCGGAATGTCCTCCGAAATTTATAATTTCGGCTGTCTCTCTTGTCAAGAAAGGAGACGAAAAAAATGTTTAACTCTCGCTTAATCCGGCCCCGGGATCCGGGGCTCAAATGTGAGGAACCTTCCCTCACTCAACAACACTTCAAAGATGACTGCGACATCAATAAAATCATCGATCGATACAATAAGACCGGCATTCTTGCCGGTCCTCCTGGCGTCAATATGGGACGCCGTCCTCAATTCGGTGACTTCTCTCTTGTCTCCGATTACCAAACTGCTCAAATGCAACTGCAACAGGCCGAAGAAACGTTCATGGAACTGCCGTCTAAACTCCGAAAGAGGTTTAATAATTCTGTCCAGGAATTAATCTCTTTCATGGAAAATCCTGAAAATCGTGAACAGGCTATAGAACTCGGTCTACTCGATAAACCTGTCGTTCCGGTTTCCGCGACCCGTGGGAGCGCTCCTGCCGGCGACAGTAACAAAATGGGAGCTTCGGGGTCAAACCCCGCTCCCTCAGCACCATTACCTACTTGATGTAATGGTGCTGACTGACACCAAATCCGGTTTAGGTGTGCGCCCGGACGGTAGTCCGAGTGCCCGGAAAAGCACCTACCGGATGGTGTCAAACTAAACCTTAATCAATCACGTCTGTAGGCAGAGAACATGCTGAAGGACGTAGAAAGGTTTTAAAAATGCAAGATACACTTTCATTCATGGCTAATAACGATACAGTCCAACAGATGGCCGTACTGCTCCAAGGTCTGTTCCTTGTTGTTGGCGCGATAATTTCTTTATTTCAAAAAAGGAGGTAGTGCAATGAAGTCTGTAATGCAACACATGTTTTCCCGCATTCCTAAGGTCGAGATCCCTCGTTCCGTGTTCAATCGTAGTTTCGCTCATAAAACTACCTTCGATGCCGGATACTTGGTTCCAATCTTCGTGGATGAAGCCTTACCAGGAGATACTTTCAACGTCAAGGCTACCCTGTTCGCTCGTCTTGCAACTCCAATCTTTCCAATCATGGACAATTTATTCTTGGACACGTTTTATTTTGCTGTACCTTTAAGACTTGTCTGGAACAACTGGGCAAAATTCTGCGGCGAACAAGAAAATCCAGGGGATTCGACCGATTACTCAATTCCGGTCTGTACAACTCCTACCGGTGGATATGATCCTCTCTCAATGGCTGACTATATGGGTCTGCCTCCAAGTGTTCAATTCAACGACGTAAGTGCTTTATATTTCAGGGCTTACAACATCGTGTGGAATTCCTGGTTTCGCGATGAAAATTTGCGAAATGCTGCCGTCGAGAATAAAGACGACGGCCCGGATGCTTTTACTGATTACCCGCTTCGGCGGCGTGGTAAAAGACACGATTATTTTACGTCGTGCCTCCCTTGGCCACAAAAGGGGGATGCTGTAGAGCTGGGGATCGGTGCTACTGCTCCTGTCTATGGTGATGGAAAAGCCCTTGGCCTTACTAATTCAGTCGACAATTTCGCCATGTATCAAAGAACCGACGGGCTCGGCGGTGATGTCACTTTCGATAAAGATCTCTACGGCGATAATGTCGGAGCTGGCTATACTCCATCACTTCCTTCTAATCGCAATATTGCGATAGGCGTTGTAGGTTCCGGTACTTCCGGACTATACGCCGACCTCTCAACCGCTACTGCGGTTACAATCAATCAACTCCGAGAAGCTTTCCAGCTGCAGAAAATGCTCGAACGTGATGCGCGCGGTGGTACTCGATACACCGAGCTTATCCGTAGTCACTTCGGAGTTGTCTCTCCCGATGCCCGTTTACAGCGTCCTGAGCTGCTTTCTACGGGCTCCTGTCGTATCAATATTCATCCTGTTCAGCAAACATCCTCTACCGACGCAACAAGCCCTCAGGGCAATCTTGCCGCCTATGGTCTCGCTACAGATAGCGGTGGCGGCTTTCACAAGTCATTTACCGAACATTGTATTATTATCGGTCTTGCGTCGGTTCGTGCTGACTTAACATATCAAGAGGGTATTCCTCGAATGTTCTCTCGCGAGT